TATTTTTAGGTGCTTTACCGTCTACCTTGTGACGAGCAAACCAAGGTGCCATCTTACGTACCTTATTTTCAGAGATACGACCTGCTGCCATTTCTCTTGCTTCTCGCTTAGTGGCATCTGTAAGTCCGTCTCCTCCAAAACCTTCTTTTAGATAATCCAAACCTCTTTGTGCATTCTTTCTAATAAACTGTGGAACTTCTGATATTTGTCTTATTTCTCCACCTGGCTCCATATCTTCTGATATAGATATTGCTACCATTTGATCAATTGCATCTTGTTTATTATCATGACAGCCAATAGTTGTATAAGAACCATCAGATTCTTCTTTAACTGCCGCCCAATTTTCACAATCTGATTGCTTGTCTGATATAAAATATGGCATTATTCTACCTCGTATGCCGCTTTAGGATCTACTGGATCAATTAGTGCTATTTGCTGTAATTGAGCAGAAGGTAAACCAGTGTGATCAATATCCTCAAGACCAACAGCCTTAAGAACATCTGCAGGATCATATCCTGCTTGAACCATGATAGACACAATCTCTGCTTGTAGTTTATTACCTACAAGTGGTGCTTGTGCTGCATCAATATTCTGCAATGGCAGTCTGTATTGATCTCCAGGCTCTCCAATAGGTGACATATCTTCGTATGAGCGAACATCGTTTAGACTTAAGAAACCTTCTCTTAGGCCCTTTGTGTAAGCATCAAATCTTTCAATTGTAGTACCACGAAGTAATGCATCTAGGTTAAATCTAATAAATCCATCTGGCTCTGGTAACAAAGTAGATAGATTTTGTTCTAGTCTTTCAAGAAGCGGTCTTAATGAATGTTGTACAAATGATAAGTTCTGTGATTCAACAGAAGCATAACTCATTGAACCTTGTACTGGATGACCTATTAGGCTTAACGGACAACGGAAAATTCTGGCAATATCCTCAACGTTGAATTTTCTACTTTCAATTAATTGTGCGTCTTGGGCATTTATTGATAGTGGCTTAAATGCTGCACCGCCAGATAAAATACCAACCTTGCCAGACATGTATGGACCAGAATGATTTACATTCCAGTTTCTTGCAATGTCTGCAGCCTGATCTTCATTTAATTCTCCTGCTACCTCAATAACACCTGCAGGATTTGCAGAGTTACCAAAATATGAAGAAGCATAAGTATCTGCTGCCATAGCAATACCTATAGACATACGGCAGGCACCAATAGGGCTTAGGCCATAATGGCTACCTGGAATTCTCATCATAGGTATGTGTAGTATTTCTCTATTTGTCAAACGCTTTGAATAATTACCCAGTTCATCTTTAAATTCATAAACCAAAGGCTCACCAGGAGCAGGTCTAATAATTCTTACATCATTAGGATTTAAACAATATAGTTCTTGAACTACATCATCTTCATCTCTTAATGTTAAGATATAGGCATTTCCATGTAGGTTTAAGGATGTTAGTATTTGTTCTATGAACTCTAACCTTGTTGATTCTGGATTAGGTTGATTAATCCAATTAGGTTGTTCTCCGTATACCGCCGCATATGCAATACGATTGCGTCCACGACGGACATACGCTCCCATAGGAAGAGAAGAAATAGTATCTCCTAATAATCTTACACAAGAATATACTGCGGATACTCTTAGAGCAGAATCTGCATCTACATAAACACCAGCATTAGAAATACCATATAAAGGACGTGGAGGAATTAAAGGTTGAATGTATTGGCTGTTGCCTACTCTGGCTTCCCCTGCTGCCCGTAATCTTTTAGATAGACTCATTTTTAACCTTTTCTCCTAATTATTATATTACTCTGGAAGAGCGTTAAGAATTGCTTTTGCTTTAGAACATTCTAAAATTTCTGTTCTAATAAGACGGCTTATCTGATCAAACTGTTGAAGTTCTGCTAGACGCTCAATTTTGTCCAATGAGCATTGTGCTGCTGCATCATGTGCAGGCAGATCTTTAAGATGAACTAGATCAGCATCCCAATTGCCATCAAGTGTATCAAGAATAGTTCTATATGTAACAATATTTGCTTCATAAGAATCTACTTCCATCTGGCGAATTTGTCTTGCAGTTAGTTGTACTTCTTCTGTCATTTTATTTTCCTTTGTTAGTTAGTTGAGATAAAAGCCACTCCTCTTCCTGAAGTTCCAGGTGTTGTTGCTGGATTTGCATACTTAGTACCAAATCCTGTTCCTGAAGTCCAGGGATAGGCGTGAACTCTTGGGCTAGTGCCGTTGACTACGGCGGTTGCTAAATCAGTTACTGAAAAATTCATAGACACACAACTACTTCCAGGTAGACTTGCAGGGTTTGAATACCTGCTTCCAAGTCCAGTTCCTGAAGTAAAAGGATAATAATTAAGATTAGGAGTGCCAAATGTGCAAATGCCAACGTCAGTTCCCTTTGCAGTAAATTTAAAACCTTGTCCAGTTAGGCCAAATCCTGCGGCTGGATTGGCGTACTTAGTTCCAAAACCTGACGACCAAGGATAGACAGTAATAGGAAATGCGCCAGAGTTAGCAACACCAACATCTGTGCCAGTAGGATTCCAATAAATACTAAAGCCATTATCTGAAGGCAGAGTTGCTGGATTTGAATATCTACTGCCCCAGCCAGTTCCACTAGTCCAAGCATAGAGAGAAATAAAAGGACTAGTACTATGAGCAACAGCAATTGCATCATCTGATGGCTTAAAAGAAATTCCTCTGCCTTCATTTACTACAGCGGTTGCTGGATTGGCGTACTTACTTCCAAAACCAGATGTTGTCCAGGGATATGCAACAACAAACAAACTAGCATCACTGCAAGCGGCTATATCGGCTCCTGAATTGCTCCAATTTACAGTTCTACCAAAACCAAAAGGCAAAGTTCCTGGATTTGCATACTTACTACCAAATCCTGAAGATGACCAGGGATAAGCGCTTAAAAAAGGTGATATTTGATGATTAACGCAAATAGCGTTACCTGATGGAGAAAATCCTACTCCCGTTCCATTACCAGTGGGTGCTGTAGCAGGATCAGCAACTTTTGTGCCATAACCAGTTGAATCATTCCAAGGATAAACAGAAACATTTGGAGCATCATCATGAGCAATAGCAATGAATTGTTTTTTTAATACATTAATTGATAATGCCATTGCAGCATATGTCATTTTAACTAATTCCTGGTCCAGATATTACATATTCGTTTGATGCAACGCACAAAACTGTTGCCAAACCACGTAGAGGAAGTGTTCTATTTCCAGTACTTGATGTTCCAGCAAGTCTTAATGTTACGCTTGCTCCTTGTGTAATTGTTTGTGATGATGCAGAGTTGTTATATATTACAAAGTTTTGTCCAGCAGTCATAGCAGTTGCTGTTGTTATTGATACCCCGCCAGTTGTAATATTAATAAATTTACCATTGTCTGAAGATGCTACTGTGTATGCTGATGATGCACCTGTCTCAGTTACTGTTGCTGGTCCGTTTGGACCTGTAACTCCTGTTGGTCCTGTTGGCCCTGTCGGTCCTGTAGGTCCTGTGGCTCCTGCAGCACCAGCGGGACCAGTTGCTCCTGTTGCACCCGCAGCACCAGCAGCCCCAGCGGGTCCTGTGGCACCTGTAACACCTGTAACACCTGTAGGTCCTACATCTCCTGTAACACCCGTAACTCCAATAGGTCCTGTAGGACCAGTCTCTCCAGTGGGACCAACATTACCAGCAACTCCTTGTGGCCCAGTGGCTCCAGTTACACCAGTTGGACCAGTTGGACCAGTATCTCCAGTGACTCCTATAGGGCCTGTTGGTCCAGTGACTCCAGTAACTCCAGTGACTCCAGTAGGACCTATGTCGCCTGTAACTCCTGTTGGCCCTGTAGCCCCCGTAACGCCTGTGACACCAGTAGGACCCACATCTCCTGTAACTCCTGTAACCCCAGTAGGTCCAGTAGCACCAGTAGATCCTGTAGGCCCTGTTACTCCTGTTACACCTGTTGGTCCTGTAGGACCAGTATCTCCTGTAACTCCAGTAGGTCCAGTAGGACCAACATCACCAGTTACACCAGTTGGACCAGTCACACCAGTAACCCCTTGTGGTCCTGTTGCTCCTGTAGGTCCTGTTACTCCAGTGGGTCCCGTATCTCCCGTTACACCAGTAGGTCCAGTATCTCCAGTAACTCCAACAGGTCCAGTTGGACCAGTTTCACCTATGGGACCTGTAACTCCAGTGGGTCCTGTTGGACCAGTTAATCCTTGTGTACCAGTGGCACCTGTAGCGCCTGTAGGTCCAGTTTCTCCTGTTGGACCAGTGGATCCTGTGATTCCTATTGGTCCTGTGGCTCCTGTAGGTCCAGTCGCTCCTGTAGGACCTGTTGTTCCTGTAACTCCTGCAGGGCCAGTTGCTCCTGTAACCCCTGTAGGACCCGCAATACCAACAGCACCTGCAAGATTAACTTCCCATGATGCGTATGTTCCTGAGCCTAAAGACGAGGTAACTGTAAATATTAAAACACCTGTACCAGAGTTATAACTTGATACATCTCCAGTCATAGAATTATTTATATCGTGTGCAACTATAACTGTTTGTCCAATTGTGTAATCTACGTCTAAGTCTACAAGGGTAAATGTTTTACTACCGCTTCCAATTGCAACAGAACTTGTTGATGTGGTTGAGTATTTATCTCCGTCTGCACCTGAAACACCAGTACTACCAGTAGGTCCTGTAACTCCTGTTACACCTACTGGACCAGTAGTTCCTTGAGGACCTGTTAATCCTGTAGGACCTGTGGATCCCGTAGCGCCAGTAGAACCAGTAGCACCACTTGCTCCTGTGCTTCCTGTTGCACCAGTTACGCCAGTAGCACCAGTCACTCCAGTCGCTCCTGTTACACCAGCACCTGTCGCTCCTGCAGGACCAGTGGGGCCTGTCGCACCAGCAGGACCTTGAGGACCTGGTGATGTAACTATGATCTGCTTATAGTTCTGTGGCATTTACTCTTCCTTTTGTTATTTGCTTTAAATAAAATCTACGCCGTTGCAAGTGCCTCCTGGCGGCGTTGCTGGATTTGACACTGTAGTTCCCCAACCAGAAGCATTAGTCCAATTATAAACCTTTAGTTTTGAAGCACTAGTATCT